CGGGTCAGGGCGTTGGAGATGAGGGTAACGCCGAGGACAGGATTGGTAGCATCATAGCCAGCCAGGATAGCATCTGCGGCACTTGAAAAGGTGACTGTGGTAGAGGCCGCTGCGGTAACTGTGCCCGCGAAAGTGGTGACAATAGGAGGACCTTTCTGAATATTGGTTTTGGTCACTCCAAGGACTGCGCCGTCAATCGTACCAGCGTCAATGTCAGCCTTGGAAATATTGACTTCACCAGTACCTTTAGGAGTAATATTGATGTCTATATCCGCATCGGTGCCATCAGCAGCCAGTGTAGTACCAGACAGTGTGACGCCTGCGGCAGCTACGTTAGTGTCAAATGTTGTGGCATTTACGGTTGTGGCATTAACTGTTGTAACACCGATAGAAGTTAGTCCCGAAGGGGTGGCCGTAAAAGCGGGGTCGGCCCCGGTAACACCAGCCAAAATTTCCCCACTCGCACCAACAGAAATAGGTGTTACTGCCCCGGTTCCAGAACCTACCATTACACTATGGTCTGTTATTGTTGCTAACCCAGTCCCACCCTGAGACACGATTACCGGGATAGCGGTTATACCTATATCAATCGGCCCCCAAGCCGAGCCATCCCATATGAACGTCTGAGCCTCGCCCGGCGTCACTGTGAAGGTAACTCCGTTGGCGACGATGGGGACGGAATGAGTAGATGTGTCGTTGTTGGCTACGGTGAACAGCTTACCCGCCGTCGTGATTGTCGGGTCTCCGATGGTCTGTGAATTGCCAGCAGCAGTCGTTGTTATGACGGTCCCGCCGTAGGCGTCAATAATAGTGGTAGTGGTGGCTGCATTCGCCGCCGGGTCTGTTTTGGCATCCATAGCAGTGGGGCCAGATGGAGATGTTATTTTTTGCGCCCAGTTCGTCCCGTCGTGACAAATATATGTCAGGCGGGTGTTGGTCTCAAAAAATTCAGAACCTACCGGCACTCCTGTCGGCTTCGCGTCGGTAGATACTCCAATGTATTTACTGATATTGGCGATTAAACTAACGGACATGATATAAAGGCCCTCCCTTAACCGATGCGGCTATTTGATGCTCCAGGCGCTTCCATTGTAGATATAGGTCAATCCGGTATCGTATTCATAGAATTCTGATCCGGCATTTATGTCTGCTGATGTTGGCTTCGCATCCGACGATAGACCTATAAATTTTTGCATTGTAGAGACCAATTTAACAGCCATTGTCTGTGCCCTCCTTGCGCTCCCGTTCCATGAGAGCGATGATGATGATAGCCAGCAGGGCCGTCGGGGTCGTAATGGTCGGGCTGGAAAGCGTCCCGCCCGCCCCCGAAAGGGTGACGCTCGTTAAGGTTCCGCCGGTGATAGTGGCGCTATTTGTGATGGAGCCGGTGAAGGTTCCGCCGGAAATAGTAGAGGCCGAGAAGGTTCCGCCCCGCGCCACGCTGCTGGAATCAACGACAATCGCCTTGGACGCCTGGACGGTGCCGATGGTGGTGATGTCCAGATAGTTCAGTTCCGCCGCGGATGAGGTGATGGCCGTGCCGCCGAGCTTGAGGGAAGCCCCGGATTCTACATCGATGCCGCTGCCGGACGGGAAGGTCAGAAGCCGGTTCGCCGCCTCCAGGGACATAATCTCGTTGCCGGACGCATCATAATAGACAAGATCGCCGTCAACGCCCTTTGCGGTGATGTTCAACAGTTCCGCCCCCGCGAAGATGGCGGGGATGAGCAACCCGACGGCAAGGACGGCGATTAAAAGTTTCTTTTTCATTTCATCCTCCTTGTGAGGGGAAGGGCCGGAGCCCTCCCCATCGGGTTGTTAGTCATAGATGGCCGTTTCGGGGATCTCCGCAGCATAGCGAGGATCGCTAAGATCCGCCCAAATGCAAAGATGAGTCGCCGTATCGCAATCGGCAATTTCAACCTGCACGCAATCATAACCATCGCCGAGGTCAGAGGCATCAACGGGGATGACATATTCTTTATTGGCAACAGCCGCGAGGTTGAATGTATCGCTGGAAGCCGTCCGCGGGACCAGAATATCCTCATCGTACTGTATGCCGTCTGCAACAGCCGTCTTTCCGCCGGAGAAGGTCAGGACTTCGTTGTCCACGAAGGTCGTGCCGTTATGGGCATAGCAGACCAGCTTACCGCCGAGGTCCTCGTAAACATATCCGATGCCGCCGCCAGCGCCGGTGACGGTCTCACCCGCCGCTGCGGGAGTATCCACGGAAGCGCCGTCATATTTGAGGCGGAAACCGGTGCTCAGATATTTTGAGAATGACATGGCCGTAGATGCCGCCGCGACCGCCGCACTTTTCTCAAGAGTAACCGCCGCCGCCTTCCCGATAGGACCGACGGCGATATGAATATCAGCGTGACGCCAGTTCTTCATGCTGATAATATCCGAGGATACCGTGCTTGTCTGGTCAATCGTCGGGAAAAGCATTATGGTGGTTTTGTTTCTGTAATTCTCTTTCTGCATTGCTCTTTCCTCCTTATGAGAGGCCGGGGATTGCGCCCCGGCATGTCGTTATTGGTTAGCTCCGGGTCGCCAGCACAACGAACGGCGAAACGGTGTTGCTGCCCTTGAACGGCGTTATCGGCGACGCCCACCGGGGTTGTCCGTCAAAGTAGTAGATGAAGCGGTAAGTATTCTGATCGTAAATGAAATTGACGTGGATACTCATGGCCTCATCAATACTTCCCTGGTCGGCGCTCACATACTGGCCCCAATCAGCAAGGATGATGTCGCCGACGGTGCCCAGGGTTTCGCACTGTTCGATTTCAACAACCGGAGCGCCCTTGATGCGAAGGATGCCGTCCGCGCCGTAGTTGACGAAACGGGGCTCCAGGGCTGCCGTGCCCGCCGTGATGGAGAGAACGTCAAGCTGCGGGCCGCAATCCCGGTTGATGAACCAGACCGGATTCCGTCCGCGGAAACGCGACCACATTTTTGAGAGGTTGGCCGTCAGGATGGTTTTTGCCACCTGGTTTGCCTCTTTCGCCACCGAGACGAGACATCCGGCGTTCAGGATACCCAGGGCCTCCCCGGCGCCGCTGCCCCGGATTGCCAAATCCTGGCACTTGAAGGCGAACTCTTCACCGAACAGGCCGCGCACTTCCTGCCCCAGGAAGGTGACGTTTCTCATCCACTCGCCGGAAGCGTAGAAAAGCCCGGTCAGCTTCTGAGGCTCGACCCGGATCATCTTGAACTTTGTCTTGCTGGCCGTGAACTCGCCGAGTTCCTTGTTGGTATAGACCCGGATGCCGCCGCCCCTGCTGCCGGTCACGCGGGAACTTTCGTCAATGCCGAAGATTTCCACAAACTGCGTCGCCGTCAGGGTCCGTCTTGCCGTCCGGGGGAGGACTTCGCTGTTGTTGAAGCCGTTGGTCATCAGGTCAACAACCGTTTCACCCTGGAGGAAGAAACCGCCGTCGGACGGAACGCCCACGGTAAAGCCGCCGGTCGCCGCCGCCCGGTTTTCCTTCCTGGCAAGGGCTTCCATCTTTTCGGAATAGCGCTTCTGGCTTTTCTCAAGACGCCCGCGGGCTGCCCGGATCTCCACGTCCTCGAAATTCGACGGCGCGGAAAGGGTCCGAATGTCCAGGAGCTGCGCCCCCAGGGCCGTCGCATTGGAGCCGCGATAGATGGGCTGATCGGGGATTTCAATCTGAGGATCGCCGGCCACCGTCAAAGCGCCACCGCCGCCATTCCCGTACAACTCCGCCCGCAGTTCTTCCTCGGCTTTGAAATCATCCCATTCGCGTTTGGCCTGGTCAATCTCCGCCTTGAGGGCCGCCCGAGCCTCAAGCTCCTCCGGGGTCAGCGCCCGCCCCTCACTTTCCGCCTTTTTGCGGATGTCCTCCATCTTCTTGAAGGCGGCATCCATCCTTTTCTGATACTGATTCATGTCGATTCCTCCTTAAAAACCCATGATTTTTTTATAAAGATTGTCCTCTTCTTCAAGGAGGACCGTGTTTGCTGCTGCCGAGCCCTCCGACCCGCCGCCCGCTTCACCATCTCCAGGAGGGGCGTTTTTCCTGTTTTCTTCTAATTTTCGGAGCGCAACCGTCGTGTCGTTGAAGGCGGCAAACACAACCGGGGAGATGTCGTACACTTCCCTGACCTCGATGATTGTGCGCTTGATCACGTCGGGATCGGAATAATCCCATTCGTCAACGTCCACGGTGAAACCATAGGACGCCTCGCGGATGTCGCCCCGGTCAATGGCGGTCATGAGGTCCCGCGCCGATTGCGTATCCGGGGGATTGATTTCGTAATACAGGCCGGTGTCATCCTCCCGCAGTAGGAGCGTCCCCGCGCTCTGCCGGCCCAGGGGAAGCGTGTCGGTGTCGTGATTGAATAGAGCGCGGGCATCGGAGCGGGCCAGGGCTTTCTTGAAGGCCCCCTTGCGGACATATTCAATGAACCCCATGTCTTCGGACGGCTTATCGAATACCGCCGCATAACCGACTATCTTTTTCAGGCCGCCGCCGTCCGCCTCGATGGAGCGGACTTCAATCGTTTTTCTCTTTTCCTTCATCGCTGTCACCTCCGCGCTTTGTTTCGCGGGTCTCGTATTTTTTCGGCGGGATTGCCTTTTCGTAGGTGGGTTTCATGCCGCTTTCCCCGTCAAGTCGGCCCCCAAATCGCCCAGGCCGATCATGTTTTTCTCGACTATGTATTCCTGCCCCATGCCATCGGGGATCGGGTTCAGGTTTTCCAGCTCCCGGATCTCATCAGCGTTCAACCAGCCGTTGCGCTTCCCCATCATGTACGCCTGATAGCGGCTCTGGATGTCGCCCCGGAGAAGGCCCTCGATGTTGTGCTCAAAGAAATATTCACCGTATTCGGAGGGGTCCAGGAGGCTCATGTTGTAGGACTGTTCAAGACGTACCAGCCAGGCCCGGAGTGATTTAGTCACATAGTCGATGGCGAACTGCTCCGCGCTTGCGTAGGTGCTGGCCTTGTCATATTCGCCGTACATTTGCGGGGGAAGGCGATAGATGCGGGTGCCGATGTCGATGTTTGTGAATTTCCGCGAATCAAGGAACTGCGCCTCATCGTTCGGGATGCCGAGGCGTTCGACCTTCTCCGCCTCTTCAATGAACATTACCCGGTGAGCATTGCCCAGGCCGGCATGGACTTCCTCCAGGGCTTCCCGGCGCATTTTCGTGTCTTTTATGGGGACCTTCGATGAGATTATAAACGAGGGATGGATGCCATTCTGAAAGAAGGCGCACCCGTATTCTTCCAGGGTCTTACCCAGGCCCATCGCCTCCCGTGCCGCGGCGACCGGGGAATAGCCGACAAGGCCGTTATAGGAAAGGCCGGGAGTATGCAGGACGTTACCGCGCTGCAAAGTCACGTCTTGCAGGCCGGTTCCGGCCATGCTGATCTCGTATATCAGCCGCTTTCGGTCGTCCCGTTTAACCTTGACGCGGTTCGGCGTGATCGGCCAGAGGGCCACAGGGATTTTCAGGGCGCCGCGGGTCCGTTCGATTTCCGCATAGGCATTGCCCCAGGCCAGCAGGTGAGACATGAATGATTCCCGGAAGGACATCGCCGTCATTTCGGGGTTGGGCCGGTCGTGCAGCATGATATAGCGCGGATCATCCCAGGCGCGGTCTTTACCGCCGGATTTGCGCCGCTTGTAGAGGTGAAGGGGGAGAGATGCCGAGTCTTCGGCCAGGATTTTGATGCAGCACCAAACGATTGAGAGCTGCATGGCGTTCATTTCAGAGATGGACGCCCCGGATTTGGTCTTGAAGCCGCCTGTTCCGCCATAGAAAAAGCCTCCTGGATAGTACCAGGAGTCGGCCAGGCCGGCTGTCCCCGCCGCCATTCGCCTTTCCATGCCGCCGATTATGCTCATTTAGCGGGCCTCCTGATGAGCCATCCGAGCCCCAAAAGCATTGAAACGGCCCCGAAAACTGCCCATCCGAGCCAGGGACGGAGCTGATAAAGCCCATATCCCAGGCAAAACAGGCCGCCGAATACGAGAAAATCCCGAATATCGGCGACTTTTGCGGCCTTTTGGGCCGAATTTACGACAAATTCACATAAATACCTTAATTTCTTCACATATTCGCCGTTTCTGCAAAATAAATTGCATTTTCCGGCAATATTGTGGCATATTTATAAATTTAGCGTAATGGGACAAAAGGGGGACAAAAGGGGGACAAAAGGGGGACAAAAGGGGGACAGTCAGTCAGTTTTGGCCTTTAATTTCCATTCGTCTGCTGACTGCTTGTGCAAGGTGGGGTGTCCGGCGGGGTCTCTTTGGACGGGAAGGCCCTTGTTCTTGCGGTATCGCTTCGCGGTTTTAACGGAAACTCTCAAATAAACGGCGATTTCTTTCCAAGTCGTCAGGATTTCGGTCATTGCGCCTCCTATCGCCCCGTTATCCGGGCGATCGTCTGCTCTTTGTTCAGCCCTTCGTAAACCGACTTCACCTGCCGCGCCTCGGGATTCATCGCCATCAGGGCCACGGCGTTGAACACCGCCATCAACGGGTCAATCTTCCCGGTCCCGCTGGCCTGCTTGGTGATCAAGATCGCGTTCCCCTTCGGCTCTACCCTGGCATTACCGACGCACCAGGCCATCATCCGGGATCCGCTATGGATGATTTCCTTTGCCGCCACCTTCCGCTCGGTCGTCTTGATCGCGCTATTAAGCCGCCAGCCCTGGGGGATGCCGACAATCCGGTCATTCGCTATCGCCAGGTCGCCGCTTTCGTCGCCGCCCTCAAGCTCATCAATGATCGCCCCGATGCCGGCCTGGTCCACGCCGATCCGGTCCAGGAGGCCCGCCTTCTCACAGCGCCGCACGATGTCGCCGAACTGCCGCACGTCCTGCCCGATTTCGTCAACAATAGTCAGGTCGCCGTCCTTCTCGAAGTCCCGATAACGCGGCGCTTCTGATTTCCGGCGGTCCAGGGCGATGGCATGGCACCAGGCATGGCACCAGACCAGCCACGCCCCATCATCAGCCCGCCGCCCCAGGATACAGGCCCCCAGGAGGTCATCGAGGCCGCCGCCGTCAACGCCGATCACAACCACCTCGCAGCATTCAAGGATCGCCTCCAGGGTCGCCGCCTCGATCTCCCCCGCCGCTTCCCAAAAGTCCGCCCCGGCCCAATTCTGAGCCTTGAGGGATAACGCCATCTGGATGTTGAGATGCTTGGCAAGGAAGCCCTGCATGGATTCGGCCCCGGCGTCCTCCGCCTTCTTGAATTCCCTGGTCAGGAATTTCTCATCGACCGATGCACCCAGGTTCGGGTTTGTGATAAACCACCATTTCGGTTCCAGATAGG